TATAACGTGCCATACATGATATTTACCAGTCATAAAAAAAGGGTGCCAACGAATTGACACCCTTTCCTTTAAGTAAAGTTAAAAACTTACTATTAGCCTGAAATTCCAGAGAACTCAGCAAGTAATGAACTTGTTACGCCAGTTGAACCAACACCAAAGTCTGAAGCAGCAGTAAATGCGCCTGTTCCTTGGATAGCAACTTGTACGTTATCAGTAACTCCACTTGTGAATACACCTGATTCAGTTAAAGGTTGTACACCAACGATTGTGTGTGCATCGTTAGTACCAGCAACATCACCTGCAGCAAGATAATCTAAAGCAGCATCTAATTCTGCTTGAGTCATATTTGTTTTAGCAAGGTTAATGATTCTAGTACGACCAGCAATACCATTTCCTGGTGTTACTGCTTTTTTGTTGTCACCTAGTTCAGCAACACCTGTTCCAGCGTTGTTGTAAGTTTGGAAGACTGAACTTCCGTTTGATAAATCAGCCATTATATTTTCTCCTCTGATAATGTTAACCCTTCTCCAGGGCCGCTATTTTTATTAGCAGTAGTATTTATCCAAAATAGGTTTTTCTAGGAGTTATGGTAGGATTTTGACGGATTTTAAGCGAATTAATCGCTTTTAAAAGGTGTCCAACGGTCTCTTGGCACTAGTTTAACCTTGTCTTTGGTTTTAACATAGCCTTCGCCGCCTGGCTTGCCGCCTGTAGTAGAAACTACATCACCTTCAGCCTGATCAAGTTCGTCAATGATCTCGTTCTTGGCTTTCATCAGTTCAGTTACAAGATAAAAGATATCTTTCATTACTTGTTCCTGTTCCTTAGCAATATTTAGTATCTTTTCTTGTTTGTTAGCAGATACCTTTGAATTTTGCAACCAATTGAGGAAACTGTTTACGTTTAAGTCTTCTAGTTTCTTAGCACGACTCATTTGGTTTATGTAGGTATAAAATATATTATTTAGATCACTTAGTCCTGTACGCTTCTCAAAAAATTTAGAAATATTACCTTGTGCTTGATTTGCTACTTTTTCAATATTACCTAAGTTATCTGCATTTACAGCAGGTGCCTTACTTACGTACTGTTGTCCAAGAACAATTAGTTCTGATGATCCGTTAAACTGTTTTACATCTTTAATAGGAGTTCCGCTCTTATCACCAAAGTATTGATAAGTGTTATGTGCCGCTACAGCAACTTTACTTTTTGCAATACGTCTTCCTAGATCGCTGTCTGCTCTTACATTGTAAGTTACTTGGTTTGGTGTAAAACTAATACTGCCATCGCTGCCTTCATATGGCTTTCCAGGATAGTATAGTAAGTCTGCATATATGTACCCTTTAAAATCTGTTGGTGTTGCTTTCTCAAATATAGGCCAAAGGTCAGCCATCTCGCCTGCAAATCTTTCACGCCAGTCTTCGCCTTTGCCTCTGCTCATTATAAACTTTTTAAGTTCTTCTGGGCTGCCTGACTTACCTTCTTCTCTACCCCAGTTGTTCTTGCCAACTAGTCTAAAGGTTCCGTCATCATCACGTCCCCAGTATAGTGTAGGATAGCCATCCCATTTAATAGCAACATCTGAACTGTCTTGTTCCATATCCTTAATGATTTGAACAGCACGTTTTGCTCCATCATCTGGATTAGTAAACACTAGGTCCTCAAGGTGATTAAACTCTCTACCTACTGTTGCTTCTGTTAAAAATTCAAATGCTCTCATTTTTTAAGTAACTTCTTTTGTCTGTTTGTTTTGTCCACATATTTTGCATGCGGAACTTTTAAATTCTTCTTGCCGTACACATCGCCTATTTTATGCATTTTCCCTGGCTTGTCAAATGCACTGTACCTTATGTCTAATACTTCATTAATTCTCATTGACAACATCTATCATTTGTCTCATCCAACCTATAGTACCAGGCTGATAACTTTCTACTGCTTTAGAATCAGGAAGTTCTAAGCCATCCTTTTCAAACGTTTCTCTTGCATCTGCTACAAGTTCCTCATAGTTAGGTAACTTCTTAATGTAACTTATAATGCCTTCCACGCTGTCCATAGTAGATGGAGTTGCAGTTTGTCCTAACAGAGTTTTTGCTACTGCATTAGGATCTTTAGTTATTAACTCGTTTGTTTCTCTATCCATTAAACCATTATTCGCTGACCACTTCATATCTTTCGTTTTCGCTATGCTGGCAAGCAAGATGTGTCTGTGAACCCCTTTAAATGGGCTACCCTCACCGCTTCCCTGTAGGCTGAATTTCATCCATTCAGGATCACCAAACATAAGGTCTGTTTGCACAAACCCATTTGCTGGATCGCCCTTGATTGGAGTTTTGAAGTGAACCGAAATGCCTGACTTTCGTATCCACATCTTAGTGTTTTCACCTTCGTGATTCTTTGATACGTAATCTGCTAGTTTGCTTTCTAGATCTGCTTTAGTTGTTTTTGTTGTGTCAACAGCAACATCAATGTCTCCACTGTCTGCTTTTTTGCCGGTAGTACCTAACATGTTATCTGTTAGTTCTAAATCAATAATACCTTCAAGCCACTGTAGGGTTGGTACAATGTCATTCTTTTGAATTCTTTGTGTAGCAGGGTTCCCTTCAGGATCTTTGAATATATTCCCACCTTCATTTAAAAGTTCGTTGCCCGACATTATTATCCCTTTGGTCTTTTAGACTCAGTTATTTTTCTTATGCCTCTATTAAATTTAGAAACATCTGAGCCCTTTATACTATTAATAAATCTTCTTTCTAGATCAAGTGCTGTTTGCTCGTCATATGTTTTGTGTATAAGTTCCATAAGATTAATTGCACTATTAAGAATATTAGCCGCACGTGATTCTATTATCGCTTCAGAGTCTTTTCTATCAGCAATTGCGTTGAGTTCTTGTAAAATTGATCTAGTTTTAATTTTCATATGCTTCCCTATACAGTGTATTTAACCTTTTACGCTCATAATTATATACGGTGTGATATACATTGTCAACCATTAACACTAGGTGTCAATATTTATTAGGCAGACCCATGCAAAAATAGCACTGATGTTATGCATAAAAGTAATGAAAAAACCGGTTGATTTCAGCTCTAATAGGGGTTATAATAAAGTACGTTTATATAAATACACGTGAATAGGGCAGTGATGCTGTACTATTTTTTATACACATAGACACATTGGATAGACAATGCGGATTATCCATCCGTTACAAGTGATTGACGGTTACCAAAGGTAACTGCACCGCCGGGGAAGTTCCGGGGTATCATGCTAACCATAAAGCATCCATACATCAAAGGAGAAAAAGATGACTCACTTAATAAGTGGTCTGATGTCTTGGGTGAATAGCGGGTCGACTAAACGACATCGCAACGATCTACTGACTTGGGCCAAAACTGAATACGGCAACGATTGGAGATATGCATATGAATTTATGCTTAAAAACAATGGCCGTGCACCAAACAATCATGAACTAAATGGGCCAAGAATTTATGGCAAGGAGGTTGCATAATGCGATTCCTACGTAAATTCTTCAAGAGACTCTTCTGGACTCAGAGGGACTGGGCTGAGAATTATCTCGGTCGTGCTACTGATCACGCTGACTTGGAACGCAGGATCAGGCAACTGGATAGGGGCGAGGTCAAAGTTGGTCCTTTCGGCACATACACGCAGCATTATAGATTTTAACACATACACACATAAGGAGACATAAATGTTAATCTGGCAAAGACTTAAAAACACATTTGAAGCAGTTGGCTATTCAAGAGCAGCATCACAACTAGCATCGCAAGGGTACTACGAAGCATCAAAGAATTTGTTACTAGAGAAATCAAAGTTATCAAATCAAAGACTAGAAGCAATTCGCAGACTTGAGAAAGTAAAGAAAGCAAAGGCAAACTATGAGCCAGGCGATCATTACTTCAAAGGTAAGAGCGTAGCGTTCTGGAGAGGGAAGGCAGCATAATGATTATTAAATTTTTTCAAGCAGCAATACCTTTAACTATTATGTTCGGAGTGTTAATTTGTTTAATGACACTGAACGGAATGTTTTGGGGAGGTGCATTGTAATGTGGCCTTACACAGATGAAGAGAACGATTTCTTAACAAGTCCTAAACCTAAGAAACAAATCTAAAAAAATAGGGGAGCCGCCCGCCAAGATGACTCCCCTACAACTTTTTCAAGTTGAGTCTATATATTATTTACGATTGTAGATTGAATATAAAACCCATACAGCAACAAGGCCAACTAAACCTTGTGCAGAAAATCCTGCAACAATGTTTTGAATGTTAGCAATTATGTTGATGTTTGGCCAGAACGGAATGTTCTGTCCGTTGAACAAGACTTCAAGTATAATACCTAAAGAAAGTAAACTTACACCTACTTCCGTTAAGGCACCTGCCCAAGTCTTTACTTTATTAAGAATGTCCATAATGTCATCCTCCTTTAGTAATCTAATCTCAAATTAAGATTAGTGATATTATTTAGGTAACACAATATAAAAGTAATAATACCATAAATGGTTTGCGGCGCCTTAATAACCGTTTTGGAAATAAAAAAATTTATTAAGTACGTAGACAATGGCTAAATATTAACGTTACATTAGTAACAAAACACACATACACACAAAAGGAGAAAAAGTATGAACAAGACCTTTAAAGAAGGTATCGAGAAAGGTACCGAGCAGTTAGCACAGACAGTGCGCGAAACACTTCCAAAAGTACAATTTAATAAAAATGGTTACGAAATTCGTACCACTGTACTAGATATGGCAAAATCATTCACAGAGTTTGAATTTAGCCAAAAGTGGTTAGGTTTCGAAGTCACAGCAAAGCGTGATGAGAAGTCAGGGCAAATTGTCAACAAAGTTGATATGCCAGAGATCCCAGGCGTAGATAACGTGTTAGAAACTGCTGAGAAGTTTTACAACTTCATTAACACTACCAAAAAATAAAGAGACTATTATAGAGTTCCCTATTCGGGATGAAGCATATTAAAGACCGCATAGCGAAATAATAAAGTCATAGAATGGGGTGTTAGTCAATAATAGGCTAACACCTTTTCTATTGGTTGACAAACACAACAGTAGATTGTATAATACGCATATGAAGACAAAGAAAATACTAAAAGGATTAGGATTGTGGACACGCAAACAGGATATATTAGATCAAATATTCTTTGGTTTAACAACTGCGGCTCTATTGCTGTGCCTGCTTGTGATCATAAGTGTTTTTAGATAAACAGAAAGGTAAAATTGTGAAAGACAAAGTAATACTAGTAGATGCTGATGGTGTCTTGTTAGATTGGGAATGGGCATTCAATGTTTGGATGTTAGAACACGGATTTGAAAAGCAAGAAGGGCACCAGTTCGTATACGGTATGGACTTACGGTATGGTATCAGTAAAGAGCAAGGTAAGAAGTTAATTAAAACTTTTAATGAAAGTGCTCATATAGGCTTTCTACCTGCACTAAGAGATTCTGTGTTTTATGTAAAGAGATTGCACGAAGAACACGGATTTAGATTCCATTGTGTAACAAGTCTTTCAAATGATCGTAACGCACAAAAGTTACGTAAGATGAACCTGCAAAAACTGTTTGGTAAAACAGCATTTGAAAAGTTTGTGATACTAGGTACGGGTGATGACAAAGACGAAGCACTTGCTCCATACGCTGACACAGGATGTTGGTGGGTAGAAGACAAACCAGAGAATGCAGTAGCAGGTGTTAATGCAGGGTTGAACAGTATCTTAATTGAACACGGAC